CCCTGTTTTAACCCCACATCATTGCCATTACTATCAACGCCACCAAAAGTTAATCCAAAATACCCTTTCCATATTGTTGTAATGTATAACTCACTAATTGGTCGTTTTTGATTATCACGTAACTCACTTACATCAATATCTTTATTAAAGGATAATGTGTATGATTGAGCATTTTCTTTAATTGAAACTCGTTTTACATTATTTGGGGTATAAATAGGACTTTCAAATTTCTTTTTAATTCCAAATATATTTTTTTCAAACCCAGCATTAACTAAAATAGCGTCGTTAACATTTGTAATTATTTTGTGTTGAATCACATAATATTTAGACGTAGTGTCATTTGGATTTTCATAATTTATAACCCTTTTAAATGTTCCGGTATCGCCATCATTAAACACTGAAACATACCCAATGTTGAATATATTAAAGATATATTCTTTGGTTCCGGGTAACCCATTTCCAAAAGAGAATATTTGAAATGTGTTAACATACCCATTACTTAATTTAATTTTTACAAATTCGGATTCAGATAATCCGTGTTTAACAGGACATTTAAATTGAATTATTGGGTTACCTCCCTCCAATAAAGGAATAGGGTTAAATTGGTCTCCATTTGTAACCATAATAGTAAACGGAATCCCATCAACAGCATTCCAAATTAAAGAAGGAGTTTTAGAACCTGTTCCATCATAAAAATTCATAACTTTATCAATATTCTTATACGGATAACTAATAAAATGATTCCAATTGTATGTTGAAGCGCTTCTAGATACAAAATCTACATGAACCATAGGTTGTCCTCCGGGAGTCATTGATGGTATTGGAACCGTATATCCTGAAACATTATAATCACTTCTAATAAAATCAAACTCATCATATTGGGGAAATCCTTCCCATTTAACCGAATTTAAACTAGCGTTACATTGTTTTAAAGTTAACTCAGTTTCATTAATGTAATATAAATTATTTTCTAATGGTTCATAATTTGTTGTTCCAGTATATGAATTATTAAATAATATTTGAAATTTACAAACCGGTCTAAATGTTGTCGATTTCTCTCTTTCATCATTAAACACTTGAATTAAATTAACGTCAACACTTCTATCAAATTCTTCAATATTTTTTGTGTTTTGAACCAATGGTGTTGGTATCGATAAATTAGTGTCTGTAGCCGTTTTATATCTTAATGACCCTAATACTATTCTTATATCATCCATTTTAATTTACAATATTATTAGTGTTTATCCATTTTGTTCTAAACCTATCAAAAGATGATGCTCCTCTCATAAGTCCAAAATAAAAGTGAAATGGTGCACCAACCGTAATCTTATCATTATCATCAGGACCATTACGTTGCCAATAAGGTGAAACCACCGCAGTGATTGAATTATTCTGTCTTCCAACAGATAAACTATTACCATCCGTAACCGCGTAAATATACCCCTTTAAAAAATCATTTTGAGACTGATTTACACTTCTAAAGTATCTCGATGATTGAGATAATCTATCTAATGATTGATATTTTGAAGAATATATTTTATCATATTTCCAATCATTTGATTCACTTCCAAAAATACTTCCTTTATCACCATCAGTATCAATCCTCCATTGTGATAATGGGACCTCTTGAGAATAAACCGGAAAATTGTTAAAAGTACAATTACTTGTAGTTGTTCCTGTTGGATTTATAATTGTTCGTTTTGGTGTAACATAATCTCTTACTTGTATATCTGACGAAAAGAATATTCCCAAAGAATTAGAACAATCAAAGAAAATTGGGTTTTGAATTTCCGGGTCAACGGTCGCAGTCCCTGTTCCTGAACCCGGACCTGTAGAGATAAACTTAGTTCCTATTGTATTATTTGGTGAACCAATTGACGTAAATAATGTCGTTCCCGGTGTTGTTATTTTATATTGAATCCCCGAAACAAATGAACCGGCACTAACTAATGTTGGTGAATCAGGATAATTAGACGATTGGAATGCGGCAACACCTAATTCAGAATTAATAGATATTAATTGAGCATAATCAGCATCAATTAAATATCTACCATCTCTACCATTTTGGAAATATGCAAAAATATTAAAAGCACCTAACGCATTATTTAAAAAGTTGTTGTCCATAAATCGACTTACAATAAATAAATTAAGAATTTCGTCAACGTGAGAATAGGTTGAAGACGTTAACTTATTAACCAAATACCCGTCGTATTCATCAGACATTACCAACTCTTGTAAAAAGTCAGCTCTAGGACCTAAATCCATTATGGTTGTCGGATAATTTAAATTTGAACTAAATCCATTATTGGGGTCATATGGTGAACATCTATAATAAAAACTCTTTGATGGGTTATGATAAATAATCACCCCATTACCACTCCACCCACAATATTTTGCAACCGGAGAATTTGGTGGATTATCTGTTGGTGATGTGAAATATTGAACCTCATTTTTAAATGGAAACGCATATAACACCCCATTAACCCAATTATTATTAAATCTGTGTGAAAACACATTTCGACACGCACCAAGCATTACCATATTTCGAGCAATCCACTCAAACATTAACTCCCAATCTCTAAATAAAGATATGAATATGGTTGTAATAAAAATATAACACCCACCTTCAAAAATTGTTTCACCGTTAAATTGAAGGCAATCTCCACCCCTTGGTTTAACCAAAATAGAACTATTTACCGTAGATTTTTTACAATCATAACACTGTAAATTAACAGACCCTTCACAAGTAAAGGTATTTATAACTTGATTTATTTTTGGTGAACCACCTAAAGATTCTCTAACATCCGTTAACGAACCGTCACCCACAGAACCGGTTGGACCAGCAATTGAATTTATCCCAATAACTCCCGTTGATGGTATTTGATAAATTGTTAATTTACTGTTTTTTTGTAAAACCCTACCATTACAACAATACTCCTCAACAAGTGTTCCCGTTGGTAACCTATCACCTCTCATAACTATTTGATTATTACTTGCTCCCGGATAAGAACCAACTCTACCTAAAGTAAAATTCATTGTATTACCTGTTGTATCATAAATTGGTGAATAATAATATGAAAAAACTTGTGGACTACTATAAACCCAATTAGAACAAATTTCGTCATTTCTAACAAAATTAACATTTGTTGGCATATTTTGGATATTCATGTGCATCATTGATGACCCTTCAACAATTTCTGAAGGTATATATCCTTCTGTTCTACCTGTTGTAGAATAAAAAAGATTAGTCGAACGTTTCATATAAGCGTAGTATCTTCCAGTAGGAACACAAGTTAATACCCAAATACCGTTATAAACCCAAGTTGTATCATAATTCTGAAGATAAAGATTTGTTGTGTCATACATCCAAGTAAATCCATTATTTTGACTAATACTTAATCCGTTTATTGACGGACTCGCACCATTACTTAATGGAGGTGTAACCGGGTGAGGGAGAGTATCGTCGTCGGATGTATTTGTTGTACCATTTCCAGGTTCTATATTATTACAAGTTGGTACATATCCTATTGAGCGATTATCTAAATTAGAGTAATAGCTAATTAAATTTGAATTAAACCCTGAAAATCTTGATGTTAATTGAGTCCAAGTCGACGCTGTCAACCCATTAGTATACCCTGTTACAAATGCCCAAGTTTCTTTTTGATTAGGAGAATAAGAAAATGAATTAAAATATAAATCTTGCCCTCCCGTATAACCTGTTTCAATATTTACATTACCACCTACAGTTGGTTGAATACCACCGACCCAAGTACTACCCGTTACATAATTTTGAGTACTAGCACTCGATAATGGTGTCCAAGCAGGTAGTGGTGTCGTTGTTGCCCTATCACCAATAGTCCCATCATGGGTAATATTTTTGAATTTACCCTGAACAGGGATGTTCATTCTATACCAACCTTTAATCTTAATATCACCCTCATCCAAATATCCAAAAAGTTTACCCACACCATACTCGATTGGGATTTTACTTGAATATGGGTCAACACCTCTATTTAATATTACAACAAAATTATCATTATGATTTCTAACATAATCCATAGAATTCATTTGTATAACTCCGGGAGGGGTTAATGGTGTTGGTGCGTAAACATTATTAAACGGATATGCACCACCACTATTAATTTGACCAGGATAAGTAGCATCACTGTCATAATTATTAAATAATTGGAAAAATGTAGTATTATTTCCAAAATATTTAGTATTTAACGAATTTGGTAATTGATTCACACATTGTCCATTGAAATTACTATACGTCATTCCAGTAATTACTTGGAAATATTCTATATCAATAGGAAATTTATGCGTGTTTGTTGTTGTTTTAGCACTATAAGGACCTGTTGGGTCAAATAATGTAACATTATATATAGGTGATGATAACATACCCCCTATACCGTCAGGATTCGCATATTTAACTTGAACTTGGGTTGAACCTGTAAATGTTGTTCCTGTGATTGCTCGGTTATTGAATTTATTTTTAACACCCCCTGTTAAGTTTGGGTCTTTACTAAAAGATGGGTTTTGAAAAGATATCATTTCTCCCGCAATAAATTTCTTAGCTGTAGATTTATCACATAGTATTACAATAGTATTATCATAATGAAATTTAGATGTTGGGACACTCGGTATTGAACTCGGTTCAAAACTAACTGAAACTCTATTAACCCCACCACCCGGATTAGTTGCTCCACTATTAAAATATTTTGCTTTAACATTAAATAAATTAATTCTATCTGCAAGTGGTAACGAGTTTGTGAACCAATCCCACGCCGTAGCATGACCGCCAGCACCTTGACCTGTTGTTACACTTTCTTGTTGTAAATAAGGAGCCCCTATTGTTGATGACCCATATTGATTATCATATTGATAACCAACAAAATCATTAGTAAAAATGGTTTTTCGTTGACCTGTAAAACCTGTTGGGTTTACCTCAGCATTATATGATGGTAATTTAAAACCTGAAAATGTAGAGATTGGAGCCAATATTAAACCAGCGTTTAAAGGTGATACTGACTTACCATCAGATACTATTGTTGGACAAGGAAGTAATTTATCTTCTTCATCCGTAGGAGCCCCATCAGGGTCAGGATTTTCATTAACGGATTGACCTTGTTTACAAGGACAAAGGTCGCATTCAGGATAAGTTAATATTGGAACTTTAATTCCGTTTAAATTTAACTCCCATAACTTCTTTAAAATATATGCTAAAAGAATCCCTAATATCACATAAATAACTATCATTGCAAGGTATCCTACAATTAACCCCAAAGCATATGGAACACTTCCCGCAATTAATATACCATAATTAACGATATTTGCCGCACACCAAACAATTAATCCCGGTAAAACAATAACTCTTAATAACCACACAACAAAATATAAAATGTGCATCACAAGTATTAACCCAAAAAATACCGGTGTTAATATAATACTAAAAAACATAAAAATTATATAGAGAATATCGAATCTAAAATTTCCATCGTTGGTTGGAAATCTATTATTCACACTTTCACAGGACTCTTCTAATATATTTTTTATCCCAATATATTTTTCGGTCCCACTACCATTTTTAAAATTATCAATAAATTCAGATACCGTATAAACTTTATTATATTGCATCATATAAAATTTATCCTCACAATTTATTGCATCTTGAATCATTTGAGTATCCCCATAATCCGTCCAATCAACACTAAATGCGTACGATTCATCTTTCTTTCCAGAATATTCTCTGATGTTTGGTACTAAATAATAAGCCCTTTTAGTGACATCAGATAATGATGGTGATTGAGACCATTTTACTTTAAACCTATATTTACCTTTTGTTGGAATTCCTTTTTCAGGGTCGTTTGAAAGTATGTGTTCCCCAAATTCATTAGTAACATAATAATCTAAATTCATAGGAACATCAATTAACCAAGTCCCATTTTCATCAATAACTTTACCACCCATCTCTAAACTAAAATTTTCAAGAATAGGGAAGCCCATAGAATCTTGTTGTATTGTTTGTCTGATGGATAATATTTCGCCAGGACCTGTAGTTAAACTACACAAATGACCCGATTTATTGGTTGGTTTACAATTAGTTCTCAACGCATTAGTATCTGAATCAGAAATTATAGAACCCATGAAGATGGATGTTGGTCGAATATCAACATTAGCTTCAGCACTTAAATCAAAATCAGTTCTTGTAATACCTAAATTACAAATTTCAGGTTGACCCCATAATGGTTCAACCTCAATACTTCTATTTACCGACACAATTTGTGGTAATTCCCTTAAATTATTTGATGATTTAAAATTTGTTCCGGATACCTGAGATTCAGTAGCAATACCCATTCTAATCAAATCTTGAGGTGATAATGAAAATTCACCAATATCCGATAAATCAACATCTAATACAATTAGATGAGAACCAACAGGAACCCCAAAAATCATATAATCACCACTTTCGTTTGTAACAGCATTATATTTATAATACTTGTCGTAAACCTCAATCAATGTTGGGTTGGTTAAAACATCCAATCTAGTAAAAAATGTTCCGGTAGGAACGTGAGCACTATATGATGGTTTATACGGTAATAAATTATATCTATAACCATCATCATTAATATCCAATAATGATTTGTATGGATATAACTCAGAGATAATTGGATTGGATTGGTCATTAGCATCTATTGGTATGAAGATAGAAACTTTCGCATTTGGAACACCAAACCCATTATTAACACTAACACGTCCAACAATAACACCGTAATCAGCACATTGTCTAGTGTAAATGTCGGTTTGTAATATTTTTAAGGATAATATTTCTAAATGTTCGAACTCTTGGTCAATTAATACTTTAATTGAGGTATCGACACCGACCTTCGTTCTTATTCTATAAGATTTTGACATTTTTATCTTTTTTAATAAATAGTTTATATACTATTTTTAAAAGATAAAACATTTTTTTTCAAAATAAATTATGGTTTAAACTTATGTTGATTAACAAAATCAATAGGATTTGATTTTTTTTCTAAAAAATTATTAACAATACTGATAATATATTTATGAACAGTATTATCAATAGATGTGTGAGTTGTGTTAGGAATATCAATATTAACAACTTTAGTTCTTTGATTTCTTTTAAATAAAGAAACTCTACCACCTGAATTAGTGAAGAAAATCATATTATCTGACCATTTAACCGACATAAAATTTATAGCATAACCAACATTATCTTTAATTTGATAATCGTAATTATTGTCTAATTGATTGGCACTATCTAAAAAAATAACTAAATCAACATTAATTTTTTCTTTATTTAAATTATCCAATACTTGAGCAATATTGTATCCACCAATACTATGTCCAATAAGAACAACCTTACCTGACGGATTAAATAACCTAAAATATTTTACAGTTTTAAAAACCTCCTCAGAAGTTAAATTATAATTATTTGTTCCAACATAAGTGATAACCGTATTTTCTTTAGTCTCAACTTTACTTTCAACTAACCCCAGCCCATCTAAATCCCTTGTTTTAGAAATATCAACTTGAACCTCATTAGAACCTGAAACATCGTTAAATGGTCCTATCGACCCCTCAGCAATTATAACTAAATTTTTGGTGTTTTTATTAAAATAATCTTGAGGATATTGTATTGTTTCTAATGTTCTTCTTTTATTGAAATCTTTAATATCTGACATAATAAAAGAACTAATAATTACTAATAAGAAAATTTGAAACTTTGTTATTTTTCTATTTCTTACATATTCATTAAAAAAAACCAAAAAAATAATAAAAGAGCAAATTAATCTGAAATTAAGATATAATCCTCCAACAAAACACTGAAACCAAGTTCCGTTATATCCTTTAATAAAAGTTAAAATATCTGTAATATAATCCATCAACTAAAAATAGAAAATATTAGTTAATTTATCAAGAAAAATTAACAGTTTTTAAATTTTTAACTCTAATGTTAATATCTTTATTTGGATATTTTATTTGGTAAGTTTGGTTTGGTTCCGCAAAGATAGTATCATCAATTAACCCAATTTGATAAGTTGCACTGTCAACGTATCGTTGAGAAGTTTGTGATGATGAATACTGTCCTCCCACTTTATTAAAGACCTGAATGTCAGACAATGAGATTACTCCGTTTTCACTTTGTATTAACCTTCTTAATTCGGAAATATTAACATTTTCACCCATTTGTCTATTTTCCGGATTGAAATATTCCGAAACTATTGTAATAATTTGAGAAATTACCGTTCCTTGGTTTTGTGTGTTGTCTAATACAACATCAATATTAAACCCTAAATCAATAACGTTAGCACTTTGTATTGACACATAATCGTTTATCATACGATAGTTTGATAAATAATTTGCAACATTATTCTTTAGAGTATTTGAAATAACCTCCGTTAATCTACCTGTTTCGTCATACGATAACATTTGAACAACAATTTTATTATTATTTTCTGTTATAGATACTTTTGCCGGAGCTCCGAATTGAGAAGGCATTGTTCGGATTATTGAATCGTAATCATTTACTGTTACCGCTCTTTTTTGAGCTGAGAAATTATACGAAACTAAATTTCTAACTTCTTCAGTTGTAGGGTAATTGGCTCCACCAATTGCCGCTGTTACGTTTGTACATCTTAATGAATTTATCACAGTTGTGTTAATACTATCTGATGGTCCATTCACAAAGAACGATACAGTTCCAATTTGTGTAATTGAGTTTACACCAATATTACTACCAACTCCACCACCAACTCTATATTGTATGAATAGTGTTGTATTAGGTTTTAAAGTACTACCTAACGCTAAGTTATTAGAATATTTATATAGATTTAACCGATACCCATCTCTAGCAAATTCTCTTAACTGTTCGTCAGCTGATTGTGAACCACCCCCAAAAGTAATTTTTAAAAATCCTTCAGGTGTAAATTCGCTAATAAATTTTGTACTTGTTTGAATATATTTTCCCACTTTAATTCCCGGAGAATCTGACACTTTTGTTGGGTCTTCAACAAATACCCTATCTTCCGCTAAAGCGTCCACCTCATACCATCTATTATCTAAACCTAAAAATTCTTGGACTGACGGTATATTAGTATATTGAGTGCTATCCTTTAATAAAACACTTGTTATTCCCAATACATTCTTGTCCGGTAAGAATAATTCGTAAAAAGGTTTAACATCATTCGGAGTAATCACCTTTTTAAACACTTTTGTTGTTCCATTAACAACAGTTTCTCGTTTAGTAATCGTATAATTTAATAATTTATTGTTTGAATCAAAATTAGGTATTTTTAATCTATTTGGATATCCTTCACCATTAATAGGTGATGAGAAGTCAATATCGTAAACAGTTTCAAATACTTGTCCCGCACCATTAACTTGAGAACCTCTTCTTAAAATACCACAATATCTCAGGTCTTCTTTATCCCCATATGCTGGAACTGTAATTGAAAAATCAACTAAAGCAACAGATGGTCTCATTCCCGGAACTTTTAATCCATAGGTTTTTGCTATATTGAAAATTGATGACCTTTGTTGAGCATATTGAAGAACTGTCTCTTGAACACTTCTATCAATATTAAACTGTAAGTTATCCGTAACCGCAGCGTTTAAATCTAATAACACAGAAAAAACAGACGCGTCGTTAAAGTTTTGAATCGTGTCCGGATAATACGTTTTAGTGAAGTTAATTAACTCCGTTCTAATTGATTGGAAATCCCTTGTTGTATAGGAAATTTTCTTGTTTGCCATAATTTTATATATTAATAATTACAAAGTCACTACTATTAAACACATCATTGTTGATGGTATAATCAATCTTAACTTTCGCTGTATGTTCTTTATTTGACATATTTGGTACCCGATATACTCTATCATCATTTTCATCAATATAACTACCTTTATCTTCATTACCATCTGATGCGGCGTGAATACTAATGTTAGTGATTGTTATCCCCGGTAAATAGTTTCCGGCAGATTCTCGTATCTCGGATTCTATTTCTGAAAATGTTGGACCGTCTAATGGTTCAAAAATAAATTCATATAATCTTGTTCCAAAATCCGGTAAATAATACCTACTACCTTTTCTAGTTAATAAAAGGTGTATTAAGTTAGACCTAATCTCTTGGTCGTTATAATCTGATAAATCTAAGTATTTCCCGTCAAAAGATTCTCTAAAAGGAAAAGTTAAACCATATGTTGTTCCATCTGCCATAACTATAAATATAGTGTCGTAATTATTTCTTATAAATAGAGTAAAATAAAAAATCACGACCGAAGTCGTGATTAATGTTATAATTATTTTAATTCGATTAAGAACTACACCCAAAACACTCAAATTCTGAATCTGTCGGTTTTGAAGTTATCTCAACCTTTGGTTTTTCAATAATTCTTGGTTGTTGTACTTTTGTAATATCAACAGCTAAATGTTTAGCTCCGGTTGATATCGCTTTTGTTCTAACATAATAACAAAGAGTTTTCAATCCTTTACCCCAAGAATGGAAGTGTGATGATGAAATTTTTGATAATGTTGGGTCAGACATATAAATATTCATTGACTGTGATTGGTCTATAAATGGTGCTCTGTCCGCAGCCATATCAATAAGTTCTCTTTGTGATATCTCCCAAATTGTTTTGTATTTCGGAATTAAGTGTTCAATTCGTTTTACCTTCTTATTGTAATTCTTATCTTCCGGGTCTAAGTAATGGTTGAAGTTGATGTTTTGAATTGACCCTTCATTCATAATGATTTCATTTTTCAAATCCTCACACCAAACACCCAACTTTTCAAAATCGTTAATTAAGTACTTATTAACAATTAAGATTTCACCCCCAACAACACGACGATTAAATAATGCCGAGTGAGCCGGTTCTGTCATTTCAAATGAACCTGTAATTTTAGCGGATGATGCTACCGGCATCTGAGCGGTAAATAACGAATTACAA